ACAGGGCACGATCTCTTGTACTCGTCAGGCATAGCTTGTGCGAAAGGAGTAAGGCCAACGTCGGGCATATCCTTAGGAACCTTAAATAAGTAATGCATAAGTTCTGCCGACTTATGACTCTTGCCTCTACGACTCCTAAACTCTAACAGAAGAGCGAAGTATAGATCAAAGGCCCAAGTGTAGTTAGCCTTAGATTCACGGATCCACTTAGTGCAAGGATGGTTAAGGTGAGCTTTCTTGTAGACCTTGTCCGCTTCTGGTGTCTCGTACACATGATGAGCAGTAGAGAGCATCTGTGCAGTCTCAAGGATCATCTTTACGCAATGCTTGTCACAATGCATCTGAGCGGCAATCATAGGGTCTGTATGTAGGACGAATATGTTCATGTGTTAAACTATACTAGTTGATAATCATTTTACTACGAAAAGTTGAAGAATAGGCATAAATATTAATACACCAATGGCCGAAAATCCAAACGATGCTGTGACTAGAGCAGATCTCAATCAACAATTAGAGATTCATGCTAAAGCTATTGAACTTCAAATAGAGTTAAGCAAGCAACAGGAGGAAATTCTAGAAAAGCTAGAGGACTGCAATATCTCTCATGTAGAGCATAAAAAGATATTGGATACCTTAGACAAGAGAACCTGGAAGCAGGGATGGCTCTTCTGGGGTATGATCTTCTCACTGCTCTCCTCTTTGGGAGTTGCTTGGAGTAAAATTTAGGAGTTAACCACAATGCCCAAAGACCAAGAGGACCTGTTGCAGAGAATTGATAAAATCAAGAACAACGAATATGATGTCCCTGATGATTACTCCGAAGGGTATTACAAAAGCAAATACGACAAAGAGATTGAAACTTTGAGTTACGAGCTAGACGATACGATCAATCACTTAAAACGAAATCGAAATAGGGCGATTTAACACCCATCGTTATCTTTATCGTTGTTGCGGATGCCACCGCCTTCTTCAAACCCTCTAGGATACCTAGCTCTCAGCTTCTGTAGGTTGGCTTTAGCAACCTCTTCTAAACTAAGGTGTAGATTCTTAGCAGCCATGGCAACGTAGAATAGAACGTCTCCTAGCTCCTTCTTAGCGGCATCTAAATCTAGATCCTTCCCGTGGAATGTGTGCTTTTTAATAAGCTCACAGTATTCTCCAGCTTCCCCTGCAATCCCCAAAGCCCAATTAAGGTTTGCGTCCTGGCGACTGATGTTAGGGTTAGCAGTGCGGGTACATTCTTGTTGAAATTCGTTAAAGTTCATTACTAATCCATTCGTATGTTTTCTGAATACCGTCTCGAAGGGGCATGGAGGGAGACCATCCAAGCTTATCTTGAATAAGCTCATTGTCTGAATTCCTACCCATCACACCTAAAGGGCCTTCGATGTTGTTAATAATACACCTTTTACCTGATATTTCAATAACCATTTTAGCAAGATCATTAATTGATATCATCTCATCGGAACCTATATTTACTGGATCTTTAAAATCTGATTCCATTAATCTTTGAACTGCCTCTATGCACTCATCAATGAAGAGGAAGGAGCGAGTCTGAGTTCCTGGACCCCACACTTCAATACTGCCTTCAGACTTAGCAACCTTACGACACAAAGCAGCAGGAGCTTTCTCCTTACCCCCGTCATAAATTCCTTCAGGACCAAAGATGTTATGGAACCTAGCTACTCTAACATCTAGGCCATAGTTCCTAGCCGCAGCAAGATAAAGTCTCTCGCTGAATAACTTCTCCCACCCATACTCCGAATCTGGGTTAGCGGGGTATGCAGAGTCTTCTTTACAATTAGGATTATTTGGATCTTCCTGATTGTGGCTGGGGTACATGCAAGCAGAACTGGAGTAGAACACCTTAGCCTTCCATTTAGTAGCAAACTGAACACAATGCAAGTTTACTAATGACGAGTTAGTCATTACGTTTGCATCATTATCCCCCGTAAAGATATAACCCGCTCCTCCCATGTCGGCTGCTAGTTGGTATACCTCATCAAACTCCTTAAACTGATCATGGATAGCAGCCCAACTATCATCCTTACACAGGTCCAACTGTAAATACTGATGGCAGTATTCATTATCCTCGCAGTATTCATTACGAGTCTTTATATCAGCCACAACCACATAATGACCCTCGGACTTCAACTTACGAGCAAGGTGATGACCTATAAATCCCGCTCCGCCACAAATTAATATAGTCTTCATTTTAATCAATAATTAGTTCGTAAATACCCATTTCACCTTCGTTAGGGAAATTCCATCGACCAACGGTAAAGAAAGTCTTACCATTTTTCGTAAAAATAGACATAGGATCCTGCACGCAACCCTTACCCGTATTAATATCGGGGCCGATATAAACATCATCAAAGTCTTTACTTATGGTGTAAAAATATATGTTATGATGAGTAGTAGAGTATGTCCTATGCCCAAATCCAACATACCTTTCAAGAGTTTCATTATAAACAAACGGAGTTCCTCCTCTACTATGTGTAACTTCTATGTTACCTACAGGAGCAAAGCCCTCTAACCAATTACAAATACCGTTGTCTACATTTACCTTTAAAACACAAATTCTAGGCTCTATCGAAACAACTATAAACAACTCACCGTCTTTAACCAGAGGCATCCAATTTTTACCTAGAACCTCCATTCGAGTTTCTTTCACACCGTCTATGGAAAGATCTACAACCTGCTTAGTCTTAAGGTTAACAAGACTGTAGGACATCGGGAAATCAGCAAATCGAGAAGCGAGTCTTGGAGACCAGAAAAGAGCAAAAGGAATTTCATTTAATAGAAAGCCCCTAGGATCCTCGCCTTTACAAACCTCTTCTGAGGTTAATAAATTTAAATTTGAGTCATAAGTCACCGCATGAATTTTATCTTCAAAGCCTACGTTACCAACCCTACAAGCGGCCACATAACCATCCTCGAAGGGTAAAGCCCCTGCGTAAACGCCTTTAGGAATACAATCATTTACACGTTCCCAATTGTGGTAGTCTGCTAAATGCTTAATTTTTATTTGTTTATCCATTTTTTATCCATTTTTTTTAGGGACTAATATCAAGAAACCTTGATGTCTAGGATCTCTAATAAAGACATGAGTGTCTTTTAAAAGATCAGTTGCGGGAGTGATGTTCTTGTTTCCATACTTTTCTATAAACTCAGGCATGTGAATTTCAAAGGGTCCATCCTCATACAGGTGAAGATCGTCAATGATATAAACATCAGCGCAGTTAGGTCTACTAGAGTGTATTAGTTTTATCTCATCGACTAAGGGCATATGCAGATGTTTCTCATCTTTCATATGATCATAATCATTAAAATGAAAATCTGCTCCTGGGAAGTGTGCATCTAGCCAAAAGAAGGTCGGATCATCACTTAGTGAACTCAAAATGGTCCTTAACCCATCAAGAGAGTTATCGTGAATTAAGGACACTCTCTCATCAGATTTGAAAACCTGAACGCAGTGTTCGTAAAGCTCAGGAACTATCTCAATACTGTGTAGGCTTTCAAAAGGGAAAGAGCAGGCGTAACTTAATCCTGTCCCCTTACCAGTTCCCGTCTCTACAAACTGTTTACAGTTATAGTCTTGAATAAAACTTTGAAGATTGTGTTGTTGAAGATCACCCATCGTAATTTATATAATCCTTTTGTTCCCTTATAATAGACTCATACTTCTCATCTGCGTTGCACTTTAGGATAAATCTTTTATCATTAGTGATGTATACTTTCCGAGCTAACTCAATAAAATTGTCTGAGAAATCTTTAGACTTTTCTAATACCCTAATCTCATCTTCGATGTCCCACAACCTCCTGTTAACATCCTCTAATTCATGAAGTAAAGATTCATCAAAAACCTCGTGAGTCTCAGCACAATCAATCAACTTACTTAACTCACGATTGACGTATTCAAGTTTTTTAGAACACGAGAATTTACTTGATTTAATCTTTAATATAGAAATTTTATCGAGAAGTTCCCCAACTGATATAGTTATTTTAATCTCCATACTATAAATACCTTTTATCCCAAAATTTAGAAGTAGTCAGTAGATGCCCGTTACCCGCCACTCTTGAGAGCAAGAATCGTTTACTGGTGATATCTTTAGAGATACCGTCGCAAAAGCAATGAAGAGCACTTTCTGTGCAGTAGATCTCTTCAGCTTGGCAGATTACCTTGTACCAATCAAATATATTATAGCCCAAGGGGGTATCATTCTTAATTATTGGTAGAGAGGTAGCAGGTAAATCAATATCTTCACCATCGGAAGAAGTATTGTGAACGAATGCATAAGGAGTTGAAGTTACATACTTATCATATATTAAATTCTCTTTTTCAATATCCCTATCCCATACTAAATTATACTGCTCTTCACGAGGGACACGAGATAATCTATACTTAGCTTCTTGATTCTTCTCCCAAGGTCGTTGTGCAGTGGAGTGTGGACCCCTATCTGCTAAATTAATAATCAAATCATAATTACTACACTCTGGTAATATTTTCATGACATCAGAGCGAAGCCAATCGGAGTCTAACTCATCTTCATTTAATATGACTGGTTTAATGTAGCTCAACTTATTAAGAAGAGAATGATACTTCTCTCTCGCAGGGTAAGTCACCTCATACCCCCTGTCCGCGTACCATTTTGCTATAGGAGCACACACTATAATGTCTCCAAAAGCCCCTGGTTGAATTAGTAATAGTTTTTTCATCGTGGGTAATAATAGGTCATATCAATTGTTCCTTAAAATCTTTCCAGATGATGTCCGGGGTTAGCTGGGAAAGAACCTTCCTGTTCTCATTGTGTTCTTTCCAAATCTCTTTGTAATCAGGTTGCAACTTGTGCAAAGTCATTCCCAAATCCTCATCATCCTTTATCTCTATAATAGCCTTTGGATTGTAGAGATGCTTCTGATCTTGACGGTCAGTTGATATTAAAATTGATCCCATTGCCATGATATCAAAAACTCTCCAACTCAATCTATCGTGGCCGGTTGGGCAAAGACCTATTCGACAATATGCCAATTTTTCAAGATAATTTTCAACCCTACTCACTTCAAATGTTTTAATTACGTCGCCGTAGTATTTTCTTTGTTCTTCAAAGCTGACATTATCTTTCCAAAAAACAACACCACCTTGATAAAATATGTTGTTTTCTTCAAGGCTGTAGAGCCATTGATACCTTTGATTATACATTAGATCCCCTGGGGCAAACTCTGCGGTGAACCTAGGGTCTCGCGGTGCAGTTCCCTTATAATTACCTATAAACGTCGGACTTACCGCCATAAAGGGCACTGCATTTTTTGCAGAAAAATCAGGTATCTGCACCGATGCTGCTTGTATATGTGTAAGGTAGGGAATGATGGGGAAGGCCACGTTTTTAATTCCGTCACCTCTGTCATCATCCACGTAATGCATTTTTGCGTATGCGATTACTTTATCTTTTAACTCATGGTAAGCTACGCCAGGATCAAAATGCTTATGATCATCTTCAGCATCAAAGAATAGAATATTATCTGATTGATTGTAACCTTTGTCGTAACTAGGACTAACAAAAGCCATGTCAAACTTAACACCAGTCTCAGGTTCACCCACAAGAACTTCATGGCCTAAAGCCTGTAGGGATTGAGTTAACCTAGTATAGTGAGGATCTCTCCCAGGTATCACATTAATCTTCACTTCTTTATACCCCAGAAGAAAAGATCGCAATGATTTAATTCAGCAGAAAATTCGTGCTCTATGAAAACTTTATCAACATCGATAACTTCTCGAATATCTTGCTCAGTTAGGTTCTTGTAGTAATCTTCTGAGTTTTCCATGCGTGTTGAAAGAACTTGCCAAGGCTTACTTCTACTTGTGCCATGCTCAGGTCTTCCAGTTGTCGCGCAAGTAAAGAGAAGCAATCCACCCGGTCTAAGCATACGTACCATGTTTTGTAAAGATTTAACATAATGCTTGTCATGCTCAAAACACTCAGTGGATATTACTGTATCAAAAAGATCGTCAACAAAAGTTAAATCATGAGCGTAGGATACAATATCGACGTTAGGTCCTTTACAGACATCTACACGGGTTAAACAACAGTCTTCAAATAAGTAGTTGTTGTTACCATTTATATCTCCACTACCCACTTCCAATACTCTTTTACCCTTAAAAGAATACGGAAATTTGTGTTTAACCGAAGTGCAAAAGTCTCTTTCTTCTTTGTGTGACATTATTTCATACTCCTAAATAAATATGCGTATATGGGATCGCTTATATAAACTTCGCTACTCAATAAAGGCTTCAAACGCATTGAGTAATCTTTATCTTCTCCCATGTTTATCTCTGGAAACTTAACTTGAATAGCTAACTCTCTTCTTACAGGATTAATATGGTTTGGATTCCTATAGTAATTTCTTAATTGTGGATATTGAGGATTAGGCTCATCAGACCATTCCTTGAAACGAAGAGAATGATACGTCAAACCCCTTAACCCATAGTCTTCGTAATGAAGTAAGTGGATACCTACAACGTCAGGATTCGATTCAATAGCTTTTAATACTCTGGAGATGTAGTGATGAGATACAATATCATCATCATCCACAAAAGCTATGTAATCCCCCTTCGCCATCTCAAGAAGTTTATTACGCTTGCTACCGATGGATTGTCCAACATCCCCCTCAAACACTATTAACTCTACATCAGGAGTTAATTGACCTTTAAAAGATCTTTTTAATCTTTTTAAATAATCAACCCTGGTGGGCATCGTTGGAACTAATATTGAAAGTTTCATATCTTTAAAGGAATCCTATTCATTGTCGCTTGTTCACTATGCCCGTCAGCTTGATAAAATACAGGATCAGCAACTGCGTATACGTTATATTCACTCATGTGTTCGGCTATAGGATCATCAACTCCTCCAGTAGGATCTTCAATATGGATTTGCAAGAGATTCATAATATGATTTCTATATCTATCGGACAAGTAAACTATTGCGTGCATACTTAGCATGTTATACACAGAGTTGACGCTAGGGTTAGAAGTGGTCGTTGCCAAGACTCCGTTAAGAACGGTTTTCCCCTCTAACCGACCATACATGCTTGTACCTAAATATAAAGCATCAGCATCGTCGGGAACTTCAAACTCTTGATCAACTTCAATTGAAGAACCATTTAAAACTTTTATATCATCTTCCAATAGAAGAGACGGAAGTGATAAAGACTTCAAAGCTTGAAGATGACCTTTTGCAACCCCAATTGTATAAGGGGTTGTAATCCCTCCATCATACCTTTCAAAACTTAAGTTAGAAATCTGTAGAAGTTCTTTAGTGTCCTTGTCCCTCTTAGGGTATTTTTCAGAGGTAAGATAAGCTATGTTCATATCTTTAATTTTTATTTTCATTTAATAAACCTTCTATAGATCTCAAATTTTTCAAAGACTGCTCTCTAAGATAGCTGATAAGATCAGTCCCATTTAATCTAAACCAATCTGCTTGAAATGCTCCAGAATTTTGAGACGTTATAACATTTAAACCCAGACATTTTGCTTCTACTAATAGTCTACAACAGGTTTCCCTAGCAATAGGGAAGAATACAAGAGCGGAGTATCTAGACAACGATCTTAGAAATATATTATAGTCTTGACTCTCAATTAATTCATAAGTTATCTTCATGCTATGACAAAACTCAACTGCTTGTTTTGTATTCTTTATCCAGTTTTCTGAATTAATAATCGCAAAAGAACTTTCTTTCAATCTACTCAAACGATGAAGATCAACGAGATTATCCAACTCTTCAGTAGACCAAATGCTACAATTCAAACTTTCAAAATTACCTTTAATATTGTTTAGCTTGAATACTTCTAAGTGATCATCGGTCTGAACGAAAGTCATTATCGCATTCTCGTATAGACTGAGATTAATCAACTCACCAGAATCGACTATGTTGTTAGGGTACCTCCACGGGTGCCTTGTAGGGTGAAACTTATAGTCGTGCTCCAGTATGATGTACTTACACTTAGCTGCTAAGTAATCAATGCTACTCTGAGGGAGAAGAGAGATGTTGGATATAATATAAAAGTCTTCTTCGTTTGGCGTAAAGTCCCTAGACCTCACCGCTTCGAGTCCAAGCGCAGTAATAACAGTATCATCAACATGCTCCGCACCTCCAGGAGAATCTTCTAAAAGAAAATCAGATACGAATTTTACGCTCATACATAGCTAGCTCCTTCTCTTTGAAAAATTGCCAAGGGGCACAAGCGGTAAACCTCTTGTATTAAATCTTTTTTAAAGCCCTCCGCTATCGCAGAACCAAAAGTTTGATTACTTATAAATAGCTTACAACACGCTATCGCTCTAGCTAAGTCCAAAATAGACAAATCCCAAAAAGGTATATCATATTTGAAGGTTTTGTAAAATACTTCATACTCAAATTTACTACCAACAAATACAAGGTCTTCAATAGTTGAATCTGGTAGCGTCTCCCAAAATGAGTGATTAGAGTGAACCCTTAAGGACCTAGCCATCAGAGTCTTCCTGCCCGAACTATGGTATAAAGGCTCATCAATACTAAGCCAAATATCATCCCTTCTTGATGATGAAAGACCGAAAGCCTTCAAGTGAGAATCACTCAAATTATTGGTCAAATTATTTCTGAACTCATTTAGATTGTAGTCAACGCCTACAGAGCTATCCCAAAGTTTTATTTCTTTAATATATTCTTGCTGTTCAAGTAAAGGCTTTAAGCTTCCTATAAGCTCCTCATTTAAAGAGGTATTAACCCTCTTACCCCATGAAACCAATGGATCGTTTGAACCTCCTGTAGGGTCTAAGTATAGCACACCGCCCCCCAACGCTTTAATGGTTGGCAGAGAGTAAATGATGTCACCTAAATCTCCGCTATGCTTGAAAGTCTTAATCATCTATCTTATGTCCTAAATCCTGAATAGCTCTCATGTAAAGATCATACCTTTGTTGAGATTGCTTTCTGCCATCGAATAAATCTTTAGTTTTATCATGGAGGTTCTTACCTAGCTCAATGCGATGTTTCTTATCCTTACAAAGCTTACCAAGGATCTTAACCCACTCACTCTTTGGAGCGTCAGGATCAATCAAATATCCTGTCTCGCCATTTATAATGTTTTCATCGTAGCATCCTACATTGCTTGCTACCAAGGGAATTTTGTAGCGTGAACACTCAGCAACCTTAATATCAGACTTGGAATCATTAAAATTATTCATCTGTAAAGGAGCTATGGCAACGTCCATATCTGCGTAGTAACGACCGTAAATATCAGGAGGCAAAGCATAGTGTATGTTATAGTTTTTCTGCCCCTTGAAGCCGCTGAGAAGCTGTGACATGTATTCAGGCCAGACCTTAGCTTCCCAACTATTCTTATCCTTATTGGGATCAGGTGGAGGATGACCGTAGAAATTCCATTGAACATTCTCTCTTCCTATCTTTTGGTTTACAAGATGAGGAACAGAGTTAAATACCTTTACGTCTCCTCTATGGTGAATGCCTGCTGCGTATCCTACGCGAGTAAACTTAGCCTTTGTCTTAGGGTGATTCCAAGCAGGGAGAGTGTAATCTATTACATTCTTTACGATAGCTAAACACTTACCTACGAGAGGCTTGATTCTCTCAGCAAATTTAATTTGAGTGACGGTTACTAAATCGGCATTGTAATAGCAAAACTTAGTAATCTCATCTAGCTTGTTTTCTTTATAAGTATCGTAAAGATGATGCTCTTCGTATAACTCGGTAAGCAAATCATCAGTGTCAAAGTGAACAAACTTCTTAAGCTCCTTTGCAATACCTATTACGCGAGCAGTGTAAGGACCTCCAAACTTTAGTATGTTTGCTACAAATACAATATCAGCCCAATTCATGTCATCAAGCTTATCGTTAGGAGGAGCGTAATTCTTCTTAGGGTCAATCTCTAAAGGGTTGTCAGTAATTTTAACTTCTACCTTGTCATGCAATTCCTCTGCCATCATCTTCATTGGAGATAGTTGACGATAGTAACTACAGCCTCCATGGTTAGCGTATACCACTAAAATTCTGAGCTTACGATTCATTGAATCATTATAGCCGTGTAGGTATAAAAAAACTAGATCAGATCCGAAGACCTGATCTAGCCAACTCAAGACGTTATAGGCCGAAACGATTAGCCCTAACTCTTCTTAACTTCCTTCTCCTCTTCTTCCTCGAAGACCTTCTTTGAGTTGCCAGAACTATGTGCAACACCAATAGCCTTCCCTAAGGATAATACAGCATCCTTCAACTCTACCTTACCATTAGCTGGGACAGCAGCCTTCATAGCCTTGCCGTAGTGCTTTCGCTTCCTCTTTGAAAATAGCAAGCCCAATCCTTCTAATGCTGCTACCCCTGGGAATACCGAATTAAGTGCTCCAAGACCCATTCCAAGAACAGAATCTAAAGCCTCTGAACCTGGATCTGTAATGTCCACGACATTACCCATTGGATCTAGAATGTCATCCTTATCCACAACCACAAGTGTCTCACCATCCTTAGCCATCCTAGCAGCAACATCAGGAGGAAGCATACCTAGGTCCGCAGGGACCGCCTCAGCACGCCTATCTTCTCTAACATTGCTAATAGTAGTAACGACCTTATCTTCAAACAAGCTCTCAAGAACAGAGCAGGACGCAAACATCATACTCATCATCAAGGCGAGCAAACCTGTAACTAAAAACTTTCTATTCATCATACCTGTAAATCCTCACTAGTAGTCTCCTCCCAAGGAGGCGACGTGCTCTCAGTCTTAACAGGGTTGAGAGCAGACTCAAGAGACATTACAACCTCTTTCCCCTTTTCATAACTGTCAACCTCTACGAGAGACTTCAAGTTCAGTTCATTATCCATCCACTCTGCTACCTCAGCAGGAGTTCCTGCACGAGTCTTCTTATACTTAGCGGACGATTCATTGAAGTTGACGTAGTTTCCATTCTTTGTCAACCTCACGTTAAAATCATTACCTCTCTCAATTGAGATAATAGTCGTATTGTCAGGATTGTCCTCATCTTGGAAATCTTCGCTAACCATGGCTGCAAACACAGGATTGAAAAGCTGCTGACTCATAGCAATGTATCGAACAGGATTCTCACCAGCTTCTTGCAAGCTTCTGATAACCCCAATAGCATAGAATCTAGGCTTAGACTTAATCTTTACAGCTAGATCACCAAACTTAGACTTAACATTCTTGCCATCGGCACCCTTACCCAGGTTTAGCTCCTTGTGGCGACCCCAGAGATCGAAGTAGTAGTCACATACTGGACACTTCTCTCCTTGTGATTTACGGCACTTGTAACTACGCCAGTTTCCTTCAGCATCCTGATACTTGTGAACATGACCTTCTACAAAGAATTCCAAAGGATCTTCCTTTCCAGGAAGGAACCTTACAATATTATCACCGTCTTCAAAAGTCGCCCACTCTGACGATTTGGAAGCTTGGGTGGATGGCTTCTCTTCTGCCATCATTCTCTTATGCATGTCTCTAAGTTCTGCTAGTGTTTTTGCCATTGTTTTCTCCTTTAGGCTGATTATTGCTAAATGCTAACAAATTACTGGTTAAGCTTTATTTCCTGCCTGCTGTTAGCTGAAAGCTGGATAAGCATGTCTTTCTTCATCTCAAGACTGTTACATATACCTTTCGCGTATCCATAACCTTCTTTAAGACGATTTATTTCACTGTTTAATTCAAACGTCTCTTCAAGAGAGTTAACGTGATCTTCAGCCGCAGCGACTGTAAGTTTAACTCCTGAATTACGCTTTGATGTTCTTGCCTCGGCCTTGAAGCTTTCTAATGTCTCTACAGCATTATCTAAAAGTCTCTTGGCCCGGATCATTATACCATAGTAGTAACCGTATTGTGAGGAAATATAAGAAAGTTGATCAGCAGCCTTATCAGGGTCGCGAGCAACCGTAGATACAACGCTCACAACATCATCATAAATATCGTGGGTTAATGACGCGGGGTCTATTTTGACAATATCAAGCATAAATCGTTGAGAATAGTTTTGGGTTAAGATGATGCAGAGTCATAGTCTGCTTGGATAAGCATACCACTAATTGCTCGTTAGTTAAGAACATTCGCTGTGTGTCAAAGTTTCGTTCATCTAAACCCACAGCTTCAAGCATACAATGATATATCTCGTGTATTATAGTCTCACGAGCGTCTAAATCAGAAAGATTCATTTCTAATTTTATCTTTTTAGTATCAAACTCAGTCAACCCATCGACCTTTTGATCGTCAGATATTAACTTAGAGTGAAGCTCAAATTCAAAAACGGCCCAACCTACGTTTACAGACTTAACCCCCTTTTCAATAAGCTTGTTGTAAATATGCTTTTTGTCCTTAATAAAGTCTAAACTAGTCTGTTTGGGTATGTTCATTGTTATACGGCTCCCTCATTTGAAGTGTCGTGTAATCTACAGACACGTTAATTAAGTAATGCTGCTTAGAGTCTCTAGCCTTCATTACAAAAACTCTCATCGCTCCTTCGTCATACTCTTCTTGAGTTTGATTTAGTGATATGGCCCAGTCAGCCACTCGAATCTTACCGTAAGAATCTCCTAGCTCTGCATCGGTGATAACAGCCACCCTTCTAGCCTGCCTATTGGTTTGAGTTGCCGTCCACATAAGGACATTATGCTCTACCGCAAGACCTCTTAATTCCTCTGCGATCCTTTGCTGTGCCTGATACTCGGAGTCGATAATACGGTTAGGGCGTAAAAGCTCTAGGTAGTCTACAATAATAACATCAGGGGTAAAATTGCTATGAAGCTTCAACTGCACAAGGTAGGCTCTAAGCTGATTCACATTCATAGCTCCAGTTGGAAACTCTTTAATGATTAGCCTTCCACGACTCTTATCCCTAATCTCGTTAAGACGTTCTTTAAGCTTAATCTTAACTAGTGGCTTCTCCTTAAGATCTCTACTAGACAAGTCGGACAATACTGAATCAAATCTTGCTGCAATCTTATCCTGCGACATCTCTAAAGAAATGTACAAGACGTTCTTTCCTGATACAACAGCACTGGCTCCTTGATTAACCAAGTAGAGAGATTTTCCTACGCCAGGAGGAGCAGCCACCATTGCAAACTCCTTCCTACACAAACCTCCCTCAAGGTTTCTATTGTGGCTAGCGAAGATAGTTGGAATCTTTAACCTTCCCTTATCCTCGCTTTCCCTCTTAATTCTATCCGATACATCCTTAAAGTAGTCTTGACCTACGTTCACGCTTCGATTAACGAGGAGAGCGGACTTAACAAGCTCTTCAACCTGTCCTATCTCACCCTCCTCGTTAAGGATAGCTACAGCCTTCCTAACAGCTTGCTCCATAGCTTTTTGACGAGCAAAAGTCTCTACAGTGTCTAACAGAAACTCTCGATCATCTAGGCAAGACTTGTCAAAAGAATTGACCTCAGCAATGGTACTGGTGTAGTCAATACCGTCCAAGCACGCATTAGAAACATTGTTTACAATGTAATCAGGTAGTACTCCGTCCGAGGGAAGCTTTCTATACTCATCGTAATACTCACTAATCCCTATAAAAAGATTTTTGTAAGCAGGAAAGTCAAAGAACTCGGGCTTAAGCAATGGAACAATTTCGGAAAAGAATTCCAGATCATGCTTAAGGAGATACAAACACCCTTTCTTGGTGTTGTCGGAGATGTGATACGGCATATGATTAATTATTACTTAGGTCGGCGTGCGGCTTTTCCAATGGTACCTTGTTTAGTAATCATTGAATTAGTCCTCTTTAAAGATTCAATCTTGTCGGCCCTCTCTTGATCATTCAGTCTACGTACTTTCCCTTGTCTATGCATAGCTTCGTAATCAGGAACGACCCTCTTATAGTGCTGTCCTCCAGACTTTACACGATCTTTGGAAGCTTCGCAAGACTCTTGAAGGAATTGTTCCGCTTGTTTCTTATCCATTCCCTCATTAGCATAACGCATACGCTCTTTCAAAGACTTGTAAGAATTTCTTCCTTCACCTACACTGAAGTAATAAATTGAAGCTCGCTTTTCAGTTTCTTTCTTGCAATTAGGACATTTAATAGTGTCAAAATATTCCATTGACCACTCCTTTTCATACTTATGCCAGTAGGTGGGGTCTCCATGATAATCTGGATGGTACTCCACATCACCTGTCCCGTCATGAGTAGGAACTTTATCCTCATGAATCTTCCTACCTACACGCTTGTAATAATAAAACAATCCAGTCTCATCGGACCTCTCCACAAATACGGAACTTCTAGTTCCGCAATGCTTACAATTATAAGTTTCTAGTAAGGAATCACTCATTATGATCCACACTCCCCGCCAATAACGCAGGATTCAACACCTACAGAGGCTTCTACTTGCTCGTCGGCAATAAGTTTCTTCGCCATATCAATATTCTCGTCAGTGAGAGGTAAAGCCTCTAAAGGTTCCATGCCCTTAGATCCAGCACGATACACAGTCATACCCTTGAGATAAGGTGCATACTTCAAAGCCATTTTAGAAACCTGATCATGATCAGCATCTGAAGGAAGATTGATAGTCTTGCTGATAGCGTTATCAATATACTTTTGAATGCACGCCTGAACTCCCATATGTTGCTCTGGGGTAATATCGTATGCCCCTACAACATGTCGGCCATCATTACCCTTGAGAAGCTCATCCTTAAACAAAGGATCAAGAACAAGTGTAGATTTCCAAGTATTGCCTTCACGATAACGACGATTATACATTGGAGCGAAGATAGGCTCGATACCCGTGGATACGTTGTGAACCATGGCAATTGTACCCGTAGGAGCGGCTGTAAGCATCACTGCATTACGAATACCATGCTCCTTAATCAGCATTCGAATACGAGCAGGTAATGTCTTTGCAAACTCCTCATTCAAATACTTCCTGTAGCTAAACTCAGGGAAGGAACCTCGTTCACGAGCAAGATAAACCGAAGAGAGATAGGACTCATTACGGATGGTAGTATAAAGCCTATCAATAAATTCAATAGACTTCTCGCTTCCGTACTTAATGCCTAGCTTGATAAGCATGTGATGTAGACCCATAGTCCCCAAACCAATACGCCTAGATCGATCACCCGCAATCTTACACTCCTCCAAAGGATAGTGATTTACGGTCAAGACGTTATCCAGGAAACGAATACCCGTTCTAATTGTTCTAGCAAGACGATTCCAGTCTAAATCATCGCTCGTTTCGTTTACCATGTTAGAAAGGTTGATGTGGCCCAAGCAACAGTTAGCGTATGAATCCAAAGGAATCTCACCACAAGGATTTGTGGCATTCATCTTAAGGAAGTACGACATGTTAGTGTATCTGTTAGTAAGAGATAGGTTGAAAATACCCGGCTCACCAGACTTAACAGCATTCTCCCACAAACGATTCCATAGGTCAATAGCCTTGAAGTTAACCTCTTGAACATCCTCAAACGTGTCATTCCACAGATTAAGATGATGAAGCTTTGCACGCTCCAAGGCATCTTCTTGGGAAAGAGCAACGATGTTAATGATCTCACTAGTCCCGTCACTGGATACTCGGTTGGTTTGGTATACCTTGTATCGCTTATTGTTAAACTTGAACTCCCAATTGTCATTATTCTCACACGCTTCAATAAACTTGTCAGTGATAGCCACTGAAATATTGAAGTTTGTTAGCTGAGATAAATCCAGCTTGATGTGCAAAAAGTCCAGTAGATCAGGATGATCCACATTAAGTTCCGCCATAAGCGCGGTTCTTCTATTCTTACCCGCTTTAACATGATTTCCTACCTCATTAATCATTTGCATCACGGAAACAGATCCGGGAGCAGAGTTTTTTACATTACCAATGTCATCGCCCTTAGGACGGAGCTTAGAGAAGTTAAATCCAATACCTCCACCACCACAAGAAATACGATACATGTCCTGAATAGTCTTACCAATGGATTCAACAGTATCCTCCGGTTCAATAGCATAACAGTTAAGTAAGTTCTGATGGCTACGACCAGCACCATAAATAATGCGACCTCCAGGAACAAGATCCCCCGTGCTTAGAGCATCATAGAAACGCTTCTCCTGTTTCTCAATCTCGTCCTCGCTCTCTGAGGAAGCTACATGCTTTGCCATAGCCTTGCATCTCTCCGAATACTTTGTTTCACCTGGATAGGCGTAACGCTGCATGAAGATATCTTGTCCTAAACTGTCTAGTTGCTTAATTGCCATTGTTAATCTTACTGATTCCTTTGTGTTTTGTGATCGTGATCGCGTCTGTATCTCCCAGAAGTTCTTGAAGGTAATTGTTATGAGTAATTACCAATACCTTCTTCTCTACATTCTGGGATTCTAACATGCGGAGAAGATTATTAACAGCCAAGATTCCAGGATTATCGATATTATCGCAAACCTCATCAAAGAAGAGTAAATTGCAATCAGTTCTCGAAATCTTAGAACTGAGATCTTGAAGGGATAACATTATAGACAAGTTAACCTTCCTTTTCTCACCCCCAGATAAAGAAATATACTTAGTCTCTACTCCGTTATTACGAATTGTTTCCGTCAACTCATCGTTGAACTCTAAGGAAAACTGATTATTGGTTAGTATCGAAACATACTCATTAGATCTTAAATTAAAGTAGTCCAAAATGTTCCTAATAATATAACGAATAAGTCCCTTCTCTGAGAAAGCAATTTCCCAGAACTTCATAACTTCCAGTAGTGAGTCAAGTTCGATACGTCTGTTTTCGTATTCCTCTAGCTGTCCTAAAACTTGGCGTAGTCTATGTATACTGCTTTGAGCATTTTCAATCTGTTTATTTTTCTTATTATACTTTGCCCACTCAGATGAAGAAATCTTAGGAATTATTGTATCATTTGTGTCCTTAAGCTCATTTATCTTATTCTCCTTCTCCGTAATAGAATCCGAAAGATCTTGAGCTTCCTGATTAAATGCCTGAACATCCTTCTCGGTCTGAGACTTTACATATGAATTTTTACAGACAGGACACTCCTTATCGTTTTTATAAACGCCTTCCTTGATCGAGTCATTCACCCTTCTCAACCGATCCCTTTCCTTTTTCATCGTGCGTTGGAGATCCCTTACAATCTTCTCACTTTCGTTGATCTTACCTTCCGCTTTTAGGATGTTTTCAAGGCTAGGAAGCTTAACTAACTTAAACTTGTCATCAGGGACTTCTTTCTCTAGCTTATCCTGTTCCTCTACTAAATTCTTAATAAGAGTCCCAACTACTTTTAACTCCCCCTGGTAGGATGACTTCAACTGTTTGACCGATGAACGCTTAGAAAAGATATCGTCCAGATTAAAACAATTCTTAATTATCTTACGCTTATCCTCGGGAGATGAATCTAGGAAGGTAAATGTTGAGTGCTGT